TACATTGGTGTAGTTTGGTTAGAATAGATGTCAAGGATTTTGCTTTGAATAGATGTGCTTCGTCACCAACAACCATACCGAATTGTTCAAAGTAACTTTTGGGAAATTTGTATAGAGATTGCCATGTGGATATCACAACATCTTTTGATACTTCTTTGTCGTGACCACTATAGATTTTTTGAAGATGAGCATCCAACCACCCATAGTCGATAAAATCTGAATACATCTGTTCGACTAGAGATGTTGTTGGAACAAGAATAAGAATCTTGTCATTCTGATTTTCTTTGAGTAGTAAGTTGTAATACCTTACAAGTATATAAATTATAAGCGACTTGCCTGAAGCAGTAGGACTAAGCAAAAGTGCCCTATGGTTTCCGATTGCATGCTCAATGGCACTAACTTGGTAGTCACGAGGTTTGATAGATCTTCCACTGGATCGTAGTCGAAGAGATCGTATGAACCCATCAAGGACAGATCGTTCAATTCTTTTTTCATCTTTTAGTTCCTTATTAATTGTATAATCTTCACCCCATTCATTTAGATATTTTTCAAGATATGGTAGGAGTCCAACATAGAGTTCGCCTGTTGCTGGGGAAAATAATCTAATTTTTCCATCCCATATCCTATTGCGATAAGCAGGCATAAAACGAGCGCCTGGCACTTCAAAAGTAAAATAATCTGCGAGCGCTCTCGCCGTTGACGCTTCCGTATCAACTTTGAGATATACTTCATTTTTTTTACTTACTGTTGTCATTAAATCGAACCATCTACAAACTTACGCCATTCGATTGCGTTCTTGATATCCCAACCACGACCCTGTATTTGTTTTAGAATTCTTTCACAAGAATCCATACAGATTTTATGATATTCGACTTTTTGTTTTTGTTTGATGAGTTCTTCATCAGATTCCAAATACAAAGGAATATCCTGTTTCAAAATCTTATGGTCGAATGGTTTATCACGATAGACTTCTGGTGATGATTTACCACCATAGTATTCCCACTTCTGCCGTTTCAGAACATTATACTGTCCTTCTGCCATCAGATGTAGTTGTCTAAAGTTATTGTAGATGTTTAGATATTTTTGGTGTAGTGATGCAGATTTCAATGACTCGTCACCAAGTTCTAAGTCATCTATTTTTAGGTCTTTTTCTGCCTGTTTCTGTAGTTCATCAAGTGTCATAATATTTCACATCCTTAATTATAAAGTGAGTAGATTGGGTTGTAACTTGCGTTACTTATATTATCTCTCAGTAGAGACTCAAACTAATGATTGTCCAAGTCAACCATTTTCTACTCAATTATATTTATACTTCTTCAATTTCATACAAATCATAATTAAATGTTACTGATGCTGTCAATGAGGTTGCACCAGTATCTTTTGTATCAAACTGCAATCCTGCTAGTGATGTGGGATATACATTTCTGAATAACACACGAATAACTGGATTGTTCTTATTTGTCAATATAGTCAATGTTGCGTCACTTGTCAACACCGAAGGGTTTGTCACATTACCTTTGCCTGGATTACCAATCTCTTTAGTTTGCTCGTTTGCAATTGCATCAGAGAATTGTGTAGGTGTTATTGGAAAACCAATACCTGTCATCCAGTTATGAATCTCTCTATAGTTTTTAAGGTTCTCTTGCACATTGAAAGAAACTTCAAGTGGACTGAACTCTAGAGTATCACCCATAAAAGGCATAGATTTATATCTACTGTTCAGAATTGCATCTCCACCAAATGCAATGCCTGGCAGATTGATTTCTGTTACAGTATATGTTGTGTTAGGAATTTTGAGAATATCGAACCTAAATTGAGTTGGGCGTGCCAAATCAAAGTTATCTGGTTGTCTATCTATTGCAGTTGTAATTGACATGTTGCATTCCTTAATCTTTCAACTATTTATAAGGATTGCAGGCATAAAAAAAGGGAAGGCCCGAAGGCCTCCCCTTGAATTCGGTTGGTTAAACCCCAACTCTTTCTTATTACATGATGTTCGTTACTTGAACTCTTCTGTAGTAAGTGTTTGCATTGGCAGTAAGAGCACCAAGAGCCGCAGTTGTTCCTTCTGCAAATGGGTTTGCAGTTAGACCGTAACGAGTCTTAAATCCAATTTTTGGTTGGAAAGTGTTCTCACCTACTGCACGAACCATTTGTAGTGGAACATATGGGCAGTAGAAGATACCAGCATCGTAAGGTGAAGTTCCTTTGTATCCAACTACGAAGAACTGCTTGTCAGCAGCGTTAGCAGCATATGGATCGATGTATACTTTGTATCTACCATTTAGGACACCAGCAAAAGTGTTACCAGCATCGTCAACATTTAGGTTGTTGTTCAATGCAGGCGAAGTGTCTAGTTGTCCAGCCATTTGAAGTGCAGATGCAACATCAGAAGAACATAGGATTACATTACCTTTTCCTCTACGAGTTTGCTGAGCGATAACATTTGCTTCTCTCTCAACTTGGAACATAAGTCCTTTGAACTTCTCAACTGACCAACGGCCATTTGAGACAACATCCATGTCGAAGATACCAGAAGTTGCAGTATCATTCTGAGCACCGATTTTCGCAGTTGTGTAGATAGTTCTAACAACTTCTCTGTTGATTTCTGAAAGAATTTCAGCAGAAAGGATGTTTGCAAGTTCAGTCTCAGCATCAAGACCGTGAATTGCTTTAAGGTCTTGTGCAAGTTCCATAGTGTATTCTGCTTTTAGGGCACGAGACTTTGCAGTAACAGTTTGTTTCTCGATTGAGAACGCCATTTCTGCGAAAGAGTTACCAGATGAATCACCTAGTGCTTCAGCAGCAGCAGTTGTCATACCAGCACCACTTGTGTAAGTGCCTGGAGAAGCATCGTTAAGAACAGCAGGGTTTGTGCCTGCGTGTGTTCCAGTTCCAGAGAAGTCACTGTCTGCTTCGTTGTAGAAGGTTTCAGTTCCAGCCTGTGACTGATAACGAGATCTCATTGCAAAAATCAAACCAGTTGGGCCAGTCATTGGTTGAACACCAGCGACATCATACGCAATAAGGTTTGGCATTGCTCTACGGACTAGAGAGATTAGGATTGGATCCCAATTGTCTACACTAGAACCAGTAGCGTTTGTTGGGGCAGCTTCTGAAAGGAAATTTCTGTCCTCACGAAGAGCCTTTTCTTGGTTTTCTAGGATAACAGTGGTTACAGCCTTACGATAAGAGTCTTTGATCGGGTTAAGATCATTGTGCTCTAGGACTGGCTGCCACTTTTCCTGTAGATGTTCTGTTTGGAACATTTTCATTCTCCTTGATTGAGTTTTTTTCTAATAATATTTATAAAAATCAAAGTTTCACCTTCAATTCTTAGTTAGCTCGCTTTACATTCTTAGTTATGGCAGACATGTAAGCAGCCATAGCACCAGTTGTATCTAAGGACTCTGAACCATCAGTTTCAGTGTCTACAGATTCAGCGACAGATTTTGCCTTAGGAAAATAACTTTCCTTTAGCGTGTCGAGTTTACTTCTGAAAGATTCTTCATCAGTAAATTCTACATCTTCAGCAAGAGATTTGAATTTCTCCACTTCCGTGTCAGCCAAGTCGGAAGAAACCTCTGCAAAGACACTTTCACGAACAAGTTGTCCATTAGCCTTTTTCATTTCAGCGTTCTTTTCAATCTGTTCGTTAAGTTTTGCTTCCAGTTCATCAATCTTAGTAGATTGGTTTTCTAGAATATCATACTTCTCATCTGGAACATCAATGTAATGTTCTTCAAAGAGAGCTTTAAGTCCAGAGATGAAGTCCTCTGCGATTTCGCCTTTAAGACCACGCTCAATTGCGATTTCGTTCTCTTTCATCCACTCTTCAACAACATAGTTCATGTATGCGTCAACTTTTTCAGTCAACTCATCACGCACTTTGTTAATCTCTTCAGCGACTTCTTGAGTTTTTGCAGATTCAATTCTCTCCACTTCTGAACGAAGTTTTGATTTGACAGCAGCTTCAAATACTGTTGCTGCTTTTGTTTTGAATTCCTCAGAAAGTTCCTCACCCTGTGTTAGAGCGGCAACATCCTCAGTTACATCTACAGATGCAAGTCTTTCATCAAGAGTAGACTCATCGACTTTTTCAGCCTCTTCCTCTTTCTCTTCTTCATGCTTGTCATCCATCATCGAACCGTATGCAGCTTTCAGTTCCATTGCATTCATTTTTTCCATTTTATGGGTCATTGCTTGCAACATCTCTGCTTTTGTCATACGCTTTTCAGAAAGTTCCTCACCCTCGTGATCTACTTCATCACCAGCGGCAAGAGGTTCTTTAACCTTAGTCGGTTCTGTATCGCCTCCGGCATCTTTTGCACCCTTGTTCTGAGCGTCTTTAGCCTGTTTAGTTGCTTTAGTAGCGTCTGGGCCTTTCTTCTCATCGGGGTCAACAACTGCCTTGCCAAGGTCTTGAACTTCACCGTCTACTTTTTCCATCGAGTCACCTTTGTCGGCAGATTTCTTAGGCATATCTTGAGATGCTTCCTCAAGCTCCTGTTGAACTTCCGCTTCTAGTTCCTCAATTGTCTTGTCTAGTTCTGACATTGGGATTTCTCCTTAGTTGTTTTATTAACATATTTATAATGATTAAAGTTTTGAGAGGTATTTTGCAAATGCCAGAGCGGAAACTTTTGCGTTTCTTTCTCTAACACCTCTTTCAATACCCTCTTTGATTTCAGCAACCTCTACTTCTTTGAGGACACCATTATTCCATACCCACTCTTTACCTTCCATAATACCTTCAACGAAGGCTTGAGGTGCAGAAGGGTCTGCAACAATATCTGCCGCAGTGGCAAGATAAAAATCATCCTTCACATAATTTGCACCACTTCTTGACTCCAGTGAACCCATACCTCTTGAAGAGACACCGAGTTTACCACCGTCATTAATTAGTGCTTTCGCAATTTCCCCCATTGGAGTAGAGAGCAGTTTCGCCTCACCAATAAAGTTCTTTCCATCCGCTTCCAGTTTTGTAATCATGTGCGATACTCTGTCAAGATTGACAGTTGGGCCCTCTGGGTGTCCAAGTTCCCCAAACGCACGACCTTCAGCAACAAATTCTTTGTTATAACGAGCGACTTCTTTTTCAAGAACGCCCATTGGGTAGACACGACCATTACGGTTTTTCATGTCTGCCTGCATGAAGATTCCACGAATCTTCATTTCTTTACCATCACCTTTTTCTTCAGTGATGTATTCTACTTCTTGTATCTGTTCTGCAATAAGTTTCATGTTAGAATCCCGCCGCTACGATATGTGTTCCATACAGTGATGTTGCGCCACGCAATCCCTCGCCAGGATGTAGGTGGACAACAATACCAGCACCGGCACCAACATAGATTGTGCCTAGATTGGCATCATCATCTGCATTACGAACAGTAACCGTTTGTGCAGAACCAGTGTTAAATACCCACACAGCGCCAGCGTCAGTAAACTTTGTAGTTCCTGTTGCGAGTGCGGTTGCTGTTCCTTTTACTTGCATCGTAGTTTCCTTTATATTGATAATACTTCTCTTTCAAAGTAGTCCATCAACGCCTTTGGCGGAACATTAAACTTCTTTGAAACATTATTTATTGTTTTGTCAAAAGTATTTAGGAAATTGTTTGGCTTCGCATCCATTTCCTTGAATATCTCATCCACAGCCTTACGCATCTTAGGAGATAACTTCTTATACTCCTTAGATAACTTGTGTTCATCTTTTTCTGGTAGTTCTAGAGCGAACTTGGAAAAAGTCTTACTCACCGTCTTCTTCTACCTCTGGGATGTGATGTGTTACAAACGATTGTGCAACCTCTTGTCTTTTGACTTCCAATGCATCTCCAACCTTTTGAGCGAGAGCATTGTTGAAATGTGTTTCCGCTGAAAGGTTATCACCGTCTGCAATAGAATTAACAAAACTTTTTACATCGTCCATTATTTATCTCCTTTGTTTGGATCGTTATGTGCGAACATACCGTCATCGGCACCCATGTCCCCACCACCTTCATCTTTGATTTGATTGTCGATTTCTTCAATCTCATCATCAGTCATACGAAGGACTTGTTTTTTAACATATTCTTTAGAGAAATAAGTTCCGACATAGGACTCAATCTGTCCCAACATGTCAAGTCTTTCTCTTAGAATTTCAGCATTCTTGAGTTCTGCAAAATGTCCATCTTGCAAGAAGTCAAACTGAATGTGTTCCTTGAATGTATCCCATTCCTCATGTGCAATCACACCTTTCAACAATAGTTGTGTGCGAAGCATATCTGCAAATAGAACACAGAACTTTTTACGCAATCTTCCAACGAACTTAGTGAACTTCAATTCGTCACGAGTAATGTTATCAGAACGCCCAATCTGGAATCCAGTTTCTTCTGCGAGTCTGGATACAGGGACATTCAGTGAACGATATAGTTTCTTTTGGAAGTATGTGATGTCGTCAATCTCACCTAGATTTGAACCGCCAGGCAGAGTTGTAATTTCAGTTCCTCTACCACCTTCTCTACGAGGTAGCCAGAAGTCTTCCAACATCGACATATGATTTCTGTCATCACGAATCTCACCAGTTCTTGCATCGTAAACTAATTTGTTACGATAACGATTCATCACATCTTTGAGGTATGCCTCTGCCTTTACCTTAGGCAAGTTACCCACATCAATGTAGAAGATTCGTCTTTCAGGCGCACGAGAGATACGATAGATAACCAACGCATCTTCAATCATACGCAACTGATTTACTGGTTTGATTGCTTTGTTTAGATGGGAAAGAACTGTTCCTTTAGACATATCAATCAAGCCTGAAGGACAGTATGTTATTGAGTCAGCAGTGATACGAACACCCGATGTTGTTCCTCCCTGTTGATCCCAACCTTTGTCATTATATAGATAAAAGTCATCGACTTTTTTCACCATATCCATTCCAGTTTTACTATCTAAATCTTTTTTCGCTTCTCTTACCTTCTTAATCTTACGAGGGTCGATGTAACGAACTTCCTTAATACCCTTACGAGGGTTCTTAGGGTCAATGATTTTGTGATAATAAATTCTGCCATCAACATACCATCGTCTGAAGATGTCGTGTCCCTTTGCATTGAAATCAAGAAGTGATAGAATTTCATTGAACTCTTCACGAATCTTGTTTTTAATTGTGGGGGAGACACCTAGACGGTCTAGTTGAATAGAAACAGATTGGTCTCTTTCATCAGATACAATCGCTTCATTAGTGATATCCTCAATCGCACTATCACACTCTGGTTGTTGTGCAATGTCACGATATCTACGAATAAGGTCAATCTCATTTCTATCCTTTCCATCCATGTCAAGAATAGACGCATAATGACCTCCACCTGATACTACATCAAGTGTTCCATCATCAGATGTAGGAGCGATGAAACCATCATCGCCCCCACCCTGATTCGCTCTTGTAATTCTGAAACCAAATAGTTCAGCCATACTATAATTCTCCTAGTTTTACCCAACTATTTAGTAGGGTTGTAAAACTAGATTATACTGCACTAGCGGAGAAACTTGTGTATCTCCATGTGATATCGAATGTTTCGATGTCACTTACAGTGTCGTATGACAGTTCAATTGGTGCGATTACAGTTGGCCAACAGTTTCTAAGAACATAAGACTTTAGAATGTTGTCATCTCTGTCTAGTTGTTCAACTCTGATATCAGCAGTGTAATCACTTACATTGGTCAAACCAGTGTTTTCTTCTAGATCATTGATACCACTCATCCAGCGTTCCATTGCGTTACGCACCATGAAGTCGGTATCGTTGATGACTGTTGTAGTCCATGTTTCAAATGTTCTGTCACCAGCCAAATATAGTTGTCTACCTCTGAACTGAACTTCAATCTCAGAGATTGTTTGCCCTGGCAATGAAGTCGCTTTAACCAAGAATGCCGTGCGGTTGATATCCAACAGCGTAGTAATCGCTGGTGGAGTTGTCATAATTACACGGTATTGGTTAGCACGAGCGCCACCGCCGATAAGGTTTGATTTGAAATCGTCAATACTAGCCATTTTTTATCTCCTTATCCGCCAATCTCACTGAAAGAAACGCCAGTTCTTACAGCAATAAAGTTAAGTGTAATGAAGTTGATTGAACGAGCAGGTTTGATGTAGATGTCTGCAACAAACTCATTTCTATCAATTACTTCACCTGTGTTGTTAGTTTCGTCTGCAACCACAGAGAAATCTGTGATACCACGGCGTCCCTGAACTTCACGAAGGAACGGTTCAACAAGATTTCTGAACTGTGCCTGTGTGAATGCATCGTTAAACTCAAAGAGTTGGAACTTAGCGGCAGTTGCAATCGCCTTCTCAAGCACAATGAATAGTCGGCGGACATTGATTCTATCAAATGCACTTGGGCGAGATAGAGCAGTCTTGTCACCGAAGAGAACAGTGCCTTGGCCTGGGAATGTAACAACAGGGTTGATACGAGCAGGATAAAGAATGTCTCTTTGTGCCTTAGTTGGGTTGAATGCAAGTTTTACTGCACCACGAATTTGTCCTCTGTTGTAACCAGCAGGTGAGAACCATGTGTCAGCCACATTGTCCACATTTGCACAAAGTCCAGCAGTGTCGCCATTCAGTGGGACATAACGATACACATCGTTATATTTGTCATACATGTATTTGTAACCAGAGTCGAACACAGCGTAAGACGAACTTGCAAGTCCATCAAAGAACCCTTTAACATTCGTTGTCTGTGTTGCACCAGAAGTCACACCCACAACATCTTCTCTACGAGGAGAAATGAATGCAACGCAGTCTTTTCTTAGTTCTGCGAGGTCAATCATGTTAGTTGCGTGAGTTGTTCCGTCTGTTGAGTCTGGAGACTTACCAGCCATGATTAGGTTTACATCAACTGTTTCTACATCAGAGAATAAATCATATGCAAGGTCTAGTTCACCAACTGTTGCTGCGTTATCATCTGCACCGATTGACAGTGTGTCAACCTGTGGAAGATGTGCGGCATCAAATACAGTGTCAGAACCAGCAGATGTTAGGTTTGTTCCCCAATCTGTTGCATCAGTGGCAGGATGATCCATCCACCAGATGTTAGTAGAGTCTCTGTTTACTACTGTTGGGTAGTATGCAGTTCCACCTTGTGCTGTTTTTGCATTTGGGTGCTTTGACATGAATGCATGTGTTTCAATAACAGACTGTGTTCTGTTACCAGCAACATCAATGTCATAACCTGTGATTTCACCAGTTGTGTCATAGACTACAACATGGAGTTCATCTTCTGCGTTTGAAGCAACATTTGCCTTTGCCCAGTTAGATGTGCCTGGCGCTGCGTCAAACAAGTCATAGAATCTCCAGCGTCTACGAACTGTAGTGTCATCTGCAATTGCAGTTAGAAGTCCACCACCGTTTGGATTGTCTAGTTGACGAATAGTTAGGTCGTTAGTTGAGATTGCAGTAACCTCATACTGAGCACCTGAACTTTCTTGGAAGTGAACAATGTCACCAACTTGGAAAGCAGTTCCGTCATCAACAGTAATGGTTGTGTCACCAGCTGCGGCTGCACCGTCAACTTGGTTTGAAGAACTTAGTGTCTCTTCAAATGCTTCACCAGATGCACAGATAGAAACTCCAAGAGAGTTACCCCAAGCGCCTGGATACTTAGAAGCCCAAGAACCTACAGAACCAGAACCGTCTGCATAGTTAGCGTCATAATAGTCGTCATTTGTAATCTTTACTCCAAGTTTTACAACAATGTTAGATGAACCAGAAGTAGGTGCAGTAGTAAATGAAAGTGTTGTTCCACTTACTGTGAATGCAGTTGTTACTGTTCCACCGATTGTTACATGAAGCAAGTCTGCATCAGATACAGACTGAGACAGTGTGAAATCTGTTGTTGAACCGTCACCACTGAAAGTTCCAACAGATGCACCACCGTTTGCTACGGCTGAACGAGCTCCGTTGTTCACACGAACAACACGAAGTGCGTTACCGTATTGTAGGAAGTTGGCGGCAGTGAACCATGTCTCAAAGTTGTTTGAGTCAGGTTTACCGAAAAACTGAACCAATTCTTGTTCCGAACCAATTGGAATAATTTCGTCCATTGGCCCCTTCTTGAACACACCAGCGATAGCGCCGATAGATGTTGCAACAGCAGGAACGACATTGGTCAAGTCAATTTCTCTAGTGAGAACGCCAGGCGATACTTGAAATGCCATAGTTTTTCTCCTTTATGGATTTACAATAATTAAGAGTTATCTTTCAAACTTACGAATATATTTATAAAAACACATCTCTACACCACCTTTTTTATATGTTCGTTGCATATAAATAACTCTATGAGCGAATTCTATAACAAATATAAAGAAACTATCAAGAAAGTTACCAGAAGAAACTACCGACAGAGAGCCATTTGGGTAAACGAATGGATGGGTGACAAAAGTTGTCACTACTGTGGGGAGTCTGAGAATGCTTGTCTTCAATTCTATCCTTATGATGATAAGATTCGTAGTTTGTCAAAAAGAAAAGGATTGAATGAAGAATCACGCAAAGATGTCGTTGAACTTATCAATCAATCCGAAGTCGTATGTGCAAACTGTTTTCTTAAATTAGATAACGACCTAATTGATATTATGTAGGTTTTTAGTGATTTCTACCAATCGGAATCATATGCTCTGACTACTGGACTCCAACGAGTTCCGTATTCATCTACGATTGTCTCACCGTAAGAGTTCACCCCATCATCAATAAATCCAAATGGAGCCATGTCTTGTTCTAATTGATTTTGTTGTTCTAAGAACATTCTTGCACGAATATCATCGTCAGTTAGTTCTTTGAAATATGTTTGTTGAACCATCCATGCGAATAACACACAACACATTGCCAAGTCATCTGAGTGTCCGTCTTCTGCCTCAAAGGTTTGTCCTTTGAGAATAAATGTCGAAAACTCGTTAATCAAGTCATAATCCTGAATGATTAACTTGTCTGATTCAATAATCTGTTTAAGGTTAGAACACCCTAGTTTCTTAACTGCTTTGGTTGTCCTCACACCCAACTGAGCCTTACCACCAGAGAATCCACCACCCAATACCTGTCCTGCCCGTCCACGCATAGATGCCATGATTAGGTTCTCGTATTCCAAGTCGAACTGTAGTGCAGTTGCAACCTGTTCACCAATATCATTGACTTCTACCATGACATATGCCATGTTATATGCTTTCGCAACATCGTAGATAATGTTAGGATAGAGTAGGGGTTTGATTTCGTTGTTACGGTATTTTGCAACAATACGATATGGGACTGTTGTTACATCAAATACAATGAATGCAGAGTAATCGTTCTCTGTTCCTCTTGCAACATCACACACAATAGTGTAAAGATGGTCAGGTTTACGGTCTTCATACAGATCCAATCCAGCGTTTGACTTTTTGGGATTCATATATGCCATCGTTTTAATCTTAGATGGATGAATTAGAGTATTCGCAGAACCTAAGAACTCACACTCAAATTCCCTTTGAAACTGTTC